TTGTTTGTTGCCCTTAACGTTGCCCTTAATATGGAAGTAAAGTTTTTTTTAAAAGATAAAGCCAAAAATACAACATCTATACGTGCTGTAGTTAGGCACAAAGGACAAAGATACCAGATTGCAGTGGGTGAAACTGTAATCACTAAATATTGGAATGAAGATAAATATAGATGCCGTACTGTTAGAGATTACCCAGAAGCATCACACATAAATATCCGGCTTGATGATTGGGCTGATCTGATAGAAAAAGCCATCAATGAATTTGGATTGATTGTTCCAACTCTTAAAATGCTACGTGATAAAATTGATGAAATATTAAGAAACCGAAATATAGAAGCCGGGGGAGTTATTGAGAATGAAGAAGAACAATATCTTGTAGCCTTTGCCGAAAAGTACCGGGATACCTCAACTAAAGCAGAACGTACAAGAAAAGGATATACCACCACCATCAACAAGCTAAAAGAGTTTGAAAAAGCATATAAAGTGAAGTTGAGGTTTATAGATATAGATATTGATTTTTACAATAAATTCAAGAATTGGATGATGCATTCCACTTATGTCAAAAGCACTAAAAAAGATAAGGATGGGAAGATTATCGAAGTGAAAGAATTGCACTATACCAAAAACTACATCGGTGCATTGTTTAAAAATATAACAGTCTTTATGAATGAATCGAAGGGCAAAATACATGATTTTTCCGGCTTCATAGATAAGGATTTCAAATCTGAAAAAGAAGAAACTGATTCCATATACCTCACCCAAGAAGAAATTCAAAAGATATACGATCTTGAAATTACAGAAGAACTTCTTCGTGCCAATGGGTACAAGAATCAAAACTTGACAACTACTATAAAATCATTGAATGAAGAAAGGGATCGGTTTCTTATCGGCTGTTTTACGGCACTTAGGCATTCCGATTATTCACGTTTGGATGATATACACTTCAAAGAAGATATTATTCGTATTTGGACAGTCAAAAGAGATAAGAAGGTGTTTATACCTATGCACTTCCGGGTAGAAGAAATTTTGAAACGAAGGAATAATATATTACCTACACCTATATCCGATCAAAAGCATAATAAACAAGTCAAAGCCATTGGTAAATTGGCAGGGATCAATGAAGAAGTTGTTCTTTCTAAAACCAGAGGGGGCAAAAGAATTGAATCTGTGAACCCCAAATATAAGTTCATTACCTCACATACTGCAAGGCGTTCCGGGGCAACAAATATGTATTTGGCAGGGGTTGATTTGAAGTTTATTCAAGATATATTGGGGCATTCCAAAATTGAACAAACCATTAGATATATCAAGGTAACGGCAGAAGATAATGCCAAGCGTTTGATAGATCATCCATACTTTAGTGGAAAATAAAAGTGCCTTGCTATCACAGCAAAGCACCCCTTCAAAGTAAACTACATTTGTAATTGTGGTAATTCAAACGTTATATTTATTTTATTTTTCTAAAAATTCTAAAGCCTATATATCCGATAAGTACACCACCAAGGCACATGAGAATAATTTGCCAATTATGAAGATGGTTTACTTCTTTTACAACCTCAACTGGATAAGGTATATCAACTTTGATGGAATCGGTAATAAATATTGAATCTTTTACAAGCTTATCTTTATAGATATACTTGTATTTTTCAATATATATTGTATCCCCAGATTTATTGATAATGATGGAATCCTTTACATGAATTGAATCCCTATGCCATCTATCAACATATTCCTTTTCTTTCTGTATGGTTTCTATTGGCACATGCACATATTTGGTTTTACATCCAAAAGTGATGCTACAGATAACCAAAGCCAGTATAAAATATATTAGTTTTTTCATGTTGTTTAAACGAAGTTTGCAACTCCTTTAGTTATTATATAGTGTGATTTGCATGGGAAGCCGTAATTCCCTATTGATGGGTGCAGTGTGATTTTACCCTTTTCTTCTGTTAATTTCCACCAATCCTTTTGATCGTTACTTATCTTAATATTTTCACCATCAATACTGATTTTAGATAATGGCATTGCAACTTTTTCACCACAACCGCATAGACATAAATGGGCTGCAAAACCAAATTCTTTGTTTATGTAGATTACACCCTGTTTCATATCTTCCCATTCGGGTATATCCCCATATTCAAATGAAACATCTACCTTTTTAATTGTTTTCATGCTTCAAATTTGTAATCGTTTAAACGGTTCATCCAACCTTTCAAGAAAACCTTTTGTGATGGATCACGTTGCACAATACTTTCAAAGTGTTGTTTTCTTCTATCCCATAGCTTTTGAAAAAGTTCCCTTTGGTTTGGGTACTCATTTATGGCTGTTAGGGTTCTAATCCCTACGATACCATCACTTACCACGCCAAGCACTTGTTGTGGGTATTTGATGCCATACACCCCGGAAGCCCAAACCCAATCCACAAGAAAGTTTGCAATAGATTGGTTATTTATCTTATCTGCTTTCCATCTATCCCAATAAAGTGTTTTAAGCACATCCATCCATTCTTCATTGGATATGTTTTTCAAGTCATTTACCGATGGTTGGGGTAAGCCTTTTAATTTTCGGTAGTGTGTAAATGTGCCGATAGTGATCCCCTTGTTTGTTGCACCACCCTTATCATTTAGATGGTTCACAAAACCACCTTCCCATTTTAGGGTTTTAGGCACTAATAATTCAATCTTTGCCATTTTCTTCTGTTTTTTCGTGGATTTTATTTTTCTTGATTACTTCGGATAAAGCAGTTAGTAAATCATCCTTGTTTTCAATCAAGGTTACTATATCATCTAGGTTTTTGGATAACCTAATTTTTTCTTTATCTTCTGCTTTCTCAAATACCGACCGCCCCTCAACATATATCAAGTAAAGGCTTGCTAAGATTGTTACAAATGGTATTGGGGGTATTGGGGCATTGAATGATGTAATAACAAAGGTTATTATAACATCAAGCATAAAAGCAAAAAATAGGGCTGTATAATACAAGTTTACCTTTGAAATGGTTCTTTTCAAACCATATGATGTTCTTGCTTCACCTCTTATTTTTGCTTTCATATAACCACTTCTTAGGTCGATTGCTATAGCAGCAAAAACAAATAGCCACATGATGGCAACAATGATAAGTTTGATTTTTAATGATGAATAATCACCTTCTAAAATTGATTTGATAAACAATAATTTCATAAACTGCATATTAATTTAATTATCCGTTATTTATCTATTATCGTTTTCTTCAACATTTGGGGGTAAAACTACCTCAACCACGAAAATAATTTTCGTTTTTTCAAGTAATCAAGGTTTACATCGTTGTTGTATGCTTCACGTTCAAAGAATATATTTCGATAGGCTTTCTTTGTATCGAAGCCATAACCAACCCAACGGATCAGCCATTCAACCCCATACCATAGATAAAAGAAGATGTACAACATTTCTTTCATTTGTGCGGTGTGAATTGATTCATGGTTTAATAGTCTGGGTGATGCAGGATTATATTCTTTGCGAACAAAAACAACCCCGAATAGGTTAATAGCTGCATAGCCTTTTATTGGCAAAATAGAATTATAAATTATTTTCATAATGCTTTTTATTTATTAGCATTATTCTACACTTTTGGGGGCAAAATCACCCTCTTTTTGGGGATTGTTTACCCCCAAACATTAAAATATCTTTGTATAAGTAATAGGATATGATAAAGTTTTGTATTTTTGTAATGCTAAAATTTCATTTATTCTTCGGCAGTTGTACTGCTTATTTTTCATAGGCATTTTTTATGTCTAAACAATAATATAAAGGCGGTTGTCTTTTCCCACATTTTTCTCGGCTTGCCGTTGAATAGTGAAGTTTTAGCGAACGGGAACTGGCAGCCGTTCTTTTTTTCTGCCAAAATGCTAAAACTTCACTATTATGAAAACAAATTTAGTAACCATTCAAGAAGCAAAGGTTGTAACCTCATCTTTGCAAGTAGCACAAAAATTTAGCAAGGAACATAAGCACGTAATAACCTCAATAAGAGAGTTATTGAGTACAGCCGAAAATTCGGCTCTATTACCTATGTTTGTAGAAAGTAGCTACATAGCTTCAAATGGAAAGTCAAACCCCATGTACATAATCAATCGTGATGGGTTTACATTGCTTGCTATGGGGTTCACCGGAAAAAAGGCTTTACAATTCAAGATTGATTATATTAATGCCTTCAACCGAATGGAAGAATACATTAAACAATCATCACAACCAACACTACCCAAACGCAAAGCAACCGGGAAACGTGTAGAAACTTATCTGCCAAATGAAGATGTATTGCGGTTGCAGATAGCAGCATATCACAGAGGATACCCCAGTGTTTACAGTGCATTGCAAACCTTGATATACGATTTTCTTGATTATCCTTTTGCCATATCTCAATCCGATTGGCACACACTGATAGAAAAAGAACGTAAAGAATGGAAATCCATCTGTCAAGAACGCAACCAATTTGTTACTGATATGCTTCCATTTATTCAAGAAATGAACCGAACCATAGATGAAGAACGCACTTTGCGTAAAAAATATGAAGCCAAACTAAGGCAAATAAAACAATTAGCATAAGGTATTCAGCACAATATTTACTATAAGAACCGGGCTTTTTTAGTTCGGTTCTTTTTTTGTGTTTTGTTTTTCACTACTTTAGCAAAAAGTAAACTATTTCTACATGGTTATTTTATTGGCCCTTTTGGTTATAATAATCATTATAGTTGCCATTGTTAAAGCAAATGGTAGCAATGATTCTAAAATAGATACCTACTATACCAGTGGCTACAATAATCTTTGGTTAGAAAGTAGAAAAGGATATTCTAAGTTTGGAATGGTGGGGATGTATTACAGAAAACTAAAACGTTCAAATATGGGGAAGTTTGAAGGATACGCAAAAGCCGAAAAATATAATACGCATGATCCTTATGCTGTAGCAATATATACAAGTTCGGGAAAACATGTAGGGTATTTGCCTAAAGGAAATAAATCAATTCATAACCTAATTTTAGAAAATGGAAATTCGTTGCCTGCTTATGGTTATATATCTTGTGATGCTTATGGAAGTAATTTCATTGGTGAAGTTGGTATAAAAACAAATACATCTTTAAATATAGATAATCCATTCTACGATCAAAGCATAACCATTATAGGTAAGTTCAATGTTACACAAAAAGAACTTTCTGAAATACTTGGGCAAATGGGGGCATATATAAGTAATTCTGTACATGAACACACTGATATAGTTTTGATTGGTGAAAAAATAAAAGGCACTAAAATGTTAGAAAAAATGGAATTGTTGATAAATCAAGGATATAATATCAGAAAAATATACAAAGATGAATTTGAAAAAATGTTGAACGAAAATAAATAAAAGCTATGAAAAAAATATTATTACTGCTTCTTATATCTCCTTTCTTCCTTGCATGTTCTTCCGATGATGAAGATGGTGTGGATTTAAACAAATATCCTTTATATGGTACAAAGTGGGTGAGTCAATCAAATCCTACTTCCTATGATATTTTTAAAAAAGAAAATGGAATATCTTATGCAACTATTTTTATAGAAGGAAAAGAATTCAAATCTGAAAAAGAATTTACCTATAAGTATGAAGATCAGAATGTATCATTATTTTACAGAAACCCTAAAGACACAATTCAAGGCTTCATAAAAAAAGACACCTTGTATTTTAAAGTGATTCCCGATCCATTTACCAATGATACTGTAATTGTAAAGTATGTAAAGGCAGAGAATTAATTCTCTACCTTTATTTTTATAATATCACCATCCCTGTATAACTCACCTACTTCAATATCAGCTAATCTGTCTTTTGTAGGGAATATTTTAATGTCAAATTTATTTCCCATAATGCCAAATCGGGAATGATATACTACTTTTTCTTTATCATCTCTTATAGAAAATGAAATGTTATTTCCGTTCATTTGCATTTCTTCGGTTTGGGCTGTACTCGGTTTGTGAAACAGGCTTAATATACTACCAGTACCGAAGAAACTCCAACGCCCTACAACACCCTTTTCTTCATCAATAAGTTGTATAGCTCTGGTGATAGGGTCAATAATGATTTTATTCCCCATTTCATTACTTTCCAATCTTCCCTTCAATAAAAGATTCCCAAGGGCATCCCAAATTATATTTTGATTAGCTAACCATCCAGAACCATCCATTTTGAAACCAATAGGTGTTTTGCCTTCCACAGCATCATCCAACGATCCACCAAAGTATGCTACCACTTCATCATCTTCCATGGCAGCCCCATTGATCCCTGCTTTTTCTACCCATTCATCACCCACCATTGCCCCCAATCGCATAAGGGTAGTAAGAAGAAGCCCTTTATCTATCATGGTTTCATTTTCCAAAGCCATACGTAAATAACCCAAGGCTTTTGCACTCTTTAGTGATCCGTTTGCCAGCTTCATTGCTTCCAAATATTGAACATCAGCAATCTTCTTGTTTTCTTCCGTTTGGTTTTCCATACGTGCAAGGCGTTTGTAATCCATCACATCACCCACCACATATTCATCTTTTCCGGTAGCCGGGAATTTTCGGTATCCAAATACACGTGTTAGTTTTTCACCGGATTCAAAAAGTAAGGTTTTCAATCGTACCCTTTGCCCCAAAGGAAGATCAAGATTATTTTCAAACCTATATACCGGGTTCACTGTACATGTATAAGTAGCATCATCCACTGCAAGGGATTCCAGATATTCACGTGCTGCCGTTTCAAGTTCCTTTTCTGCTTCCGGCACATACTGATCCCCTACAAGTGAAATATCAAAACCATAAAGCACATATTCATCACCCACCTTTGGCTTCAATATATCATTTGGCACATAGTTTTCACCTTCTTCTATGTTTACAATTTCAAATTCTTCCGTTCTATCATTATATGACACTTCAAAATTCCTACTATTTAACCAACTGTTATTTCCAAATTGAAGCATCAATGTTTCATTTGGCAGTATGTATTCAGATTTGAATTTCAGCCCGGCATCTTTGAATTTAAAGATGATGAAAGGGTTTCCACCCTCATCTGTCTTTTCAACGGTTCGGATGCTGGTAATATTACCAATCCGTTTGGGATATATATTTTCAAAGGTTTTAACCTTGGGGATAATTTCAAGGGTATCCATGTCCGGGATGGAATCAATAAAATCACCCACCTCAACCGGAAGCCTCAACTTCTTTTGCACAATGGCATCTATCACACCACCTTCATCAATATTTCTGTAGTTCTTAGGAATGTTACGTGTCGATCCGAAAGCAAACAAGCGGGTGCAATATTCACCTTCACTTTCTTTTGCCTTTTTGATGTCAATTAGTTGCGTTTCCCTTCTTAGTGTAATAATATCCCCATCTTCATGTTGATATACCAGATTGATAGTCTTTAGGGCATAATCTACATACCATTCAGCCCCAAATGCTTCTGCTATCTGGGTAAGGGCATCAAAAACATTTTGACTGTCAAACGCTATGTTTTGCAGATCAAAATCATTGGGTTCTACGATCCCAAGCTTCCAATCTTCACGAAGTTGTTTATTGATATTGTCCACTGCAATTTCCATAAATTGTGTAGCCTTCCCGAAAAATACCCATTCAACTTCATTATAGCCCTGCATGGTGTAGAACATAATGCAATCCAGAAAAAACATTTCCGGTGCTTCAAATTTCGGTTCATAGTTGTATGATTTTAGATGTTCTTCCGTTGGTTGGCAATCTTCACGAAGTCGATAGGTTATGTTATTATACTTCAAATAATCGGGGCGTTTAAAAAACACCCTATCTTCCAGATTGAAGGGAAACTGAATATAGTGTTCCCCCATCGTTTCATTGTTGATTACGGTTTCATCCGGCATTACAACGGATGCCTTTGGCTTCAATGTTTTATTGTCATATATCCAAAAAATATAATCTTTGGGTGTTTGCTGTGTATTTCCTACTTGTATCATAAAAATATTTAATATTCCATTAAACAATCTAATATAGTTCCATTTGTGGCTGTAATCTTAATTGTATGCTTTCCACGTTTCAACGGAAATATAGAAACTATCGACACACTGTTATCATTTGTCGGTGTAATAGTATCAGCACAATTCTTTTTAACCGAAAAAGTATATTCGTCACCTACTTTTATGATATTTCCAACTTCGGGTTCGGGGTAATTTGCATCATATCCCGAATCTTTAATGTTTCTTGCACCCGCATACCTATAAGATATTATTATTTGTCCGCTCCCTACAGCTATGGCTGTATCGGTAAATGCGCTACAATCTGCTTGCAATACAACATTTGTTGAAGCGTCTATTAAATCGAATGTTGCACCTGTTAAATTTGCGTTAGCATCCCTTGTAACGGTTTTTATTTTCAGTTTAAAATCTCTGATAAATTGACTATCCGTTAATACTTTGCCTGTAATCGATACTTTACTGATATGAGCGAAAATATTACCACTCGGAAAAGTTGCATATTGCGAAATAATATCGGATGGATTTTGTTCGTCTATCAGAATACTAAATGACTTACCGTTATTTTTATAAGCTAATTCCCAACCACATACGTTTTCACTATCTAACCCTATGGTGCTGTTATCTGCATTTGATTTCAACATATAGCTATCTGAATTTTCCCAACTTCCAGAACTTTTTATTTCTGTTATATCGGGAATTGTTGCTACTTCTTGTAGATAATATGTTTTTTGTGTTTCACTTCCGGTTACTTGAGCGTAAGATTCATGTTCCCATATTGGTACAAAATGCTGTTTCATTATGCCAGCCCATAAATTACAAGCTAAAACAGTAGGATGTACAAAATCATTCAATATATCGCTAACGCTGTAAGTACCATCTAACAAGCCCACAATAACAGGCTGTTGAAAGTCCATAAACTCACAATTATATTTTTTAGCTATTGCCATGAAAGTAGAACGCACCCTGTGTGTTTGCGAATAAGTGCCTGTTAAATATCCTTGTATGTCGTTTGCTTCTAAAAATTCGGCACTAGGGCGCACAATAGAATGGGCAAACAAAGCTATATCAGCCTGTGTGTAATTACGGATTAATCTTATAATAGATTCCCAATAATTACGATCCCAATAATCTTTTTTATATGATTCCCATTCACCATAAATAACAAGATCGGGATTCCAGTTAATTATTTCCCAAACCTTAGACATCATATTATTTGCAGCTGTGCCACCCATTAAACAATGATTGTATTCAAACTGTACATTTGGGAATTGAGAGGCTAAAATATTCTCTATTTTTGAATTAGCATTTGCCTGTAACGAATTACCAATAGAATCAGCGATTAACGACACTTTTATCGTTGGTTGTCTATATGTATCATTGAAAGAGCTGTGTTTACTCCATGCCTTTGCTAAAAAGCGTGATATATTTGCTCCTTTAGGGGCTTGAAATTTTGACAGGCTTTCAATTTTTGAATCTGTGTATTCTTTTGATTGTTGTAATATCGTTTTGTGAAACGGAACATATACGTTTAAATCACTATTCACATACAAATGTAAGGCTGTTATTTCAATTAAGTCTATAACTGCCATTTGAGCAGGTTGAAGATAAAAACCGCACCTAAAATTTTTGGTTATATTAGTGGAAGTTATTACCTGTTCCCTTTGGATAAAAACCCATTCGTTTGTTTTTATTTTTACATTGTTCTCTGCTATTGTGTCGTTAAAACCATGATATAACCCATATACAGTAATATTAGCTTGGGTAGCTGAATTTATCTTAACCCAAAATCCTGAACGAATATTATCTCCTTCTTTTACAAATTTACGAGCAAAACTATCATCTTTTGTAAAGATATACCCTGCTTCGGTTGTTGATGTTGGGGTGAAAAATAAAGCGTTGGCAAATTCATCATTGCTTGATTCTTTTATTTCATAATTCCCATACCAATTTGTAATACTGGGTACATCTTCTACAAATTCACAATAAGTCAACTTGTTAATGTTCGAATTTATAGCGTTGTCAACTATCTCTAAAATATCGTTTTGTGTTAATAATTCGGGGCTATATATCGCTATATCATTATCTAAATCGGCTGCCATACCAACATAGTAACAGTCATTGGGTGTTGTAAATTTATCAGTAGGATTAATCCCCGATAAACGCGCCATATCTTTATCATAAAAATGAACTATATGTTGTCCTATTTTTGTTAGTTGTATTTCTTGATTTGGGTGTACGGCAAAAAATATAGCTTTTTTACTTGCATATACAGTAATGCCACCGCTAGCATTATCAATGGTGTAGCCTTTTATTGAATAACTATCTAAATTACCTGTTAAGGTAGATAGGATAGTGTTGTTTAGTTGTTTTGCTGACAATATAAATCCATCTGAATAAGTATATTCTAAAGGTGGTAACAGCTTAATATCCATATCAATGTCAGCGACAAAGCCGACAATAAAGCAATTTACAGGTGCAACAAACTGGCTTTTATTACCACCCCATTCAGTCGATAAATGATTAAAATCTTTATCATAATAATGCATTTGCTGCAAAGTGCCCTTTGTTAAGCGAATCGTTTGATTAGGGTATGTAGCAAAAAACATAGCTTTTTTATCAGCCCGATCAGGAACAATTACACCTGTGTCGTTAGCGATTGATGAACCTTTTATTGAATAGCTGTCTAAAGAGCCAGTAAACGATGATAAAATGGTATCATTTATAACTTTTGTAGTTAGATTTAAACCACCTTTACGTGCAACATCTGAGGGCAATTCTGTAAATGGGGTTCTACTCCATATTGTTCCATTCCATACCCAGATATATGAAGCACCATTATCGTTTTTATCATTGATAACTTTTCTACCATCCCCTTCTTCATTTATGGGATTACCTTCGCCATCTACAGCATCTTTACTTGGCAGATCAGAAATATTGTTAACCGGGCTTTTATATTGTTTTATTGCGATCTGTAAATTTTGTAACTCTGATTTATCCAGCTTGTTATTCTGTAAATCTATTATGTCTGATTCTATGGTGCTTACGTCTATTTTAATGACGTCTACATCCGTTTTATCGGCTTTGGTTGATTTTAAGGAATTGATGTCGGTTTGTGCAGTTTGCAAATCTTTATTATCGGCTTTGTTTTTTAATGCGTTTGTTACTTCATCTTTTGTTGAAAGATTATCTAAAGGGTAAGCCTTATCATCACCTTCACTATTTATCCCAATAGCATAAAAGCCATCAATGTTTTCTGTTACTGGTATTTCGGATAATTCTTTGAATTCTAAATTCTCAACATTATTTGCCATATCGTTATTCTATTTTTGTTGTTAATATTTCACCTTTTGATGTAAGCACCTTTCCTTTGCTAGATAGTACGTAAGCAGTAATAAGAGTGCTTTTTGTGTCTTTTGGGTTGGGTTCGTTAAACTTTACCACTAGTATCCCTGAATTGTCATTTCCGAAAACATCCAATGACATTGGGCTATCCATGGTTAGCTTGTAGATGGTTTGTATAGGGATTACTTTTAATTCAATTAATCCCTTTTCAATCTCATTTACTAATTGCTTATATTTTTGTAGAAATTCAAGCCGATCTTTACCCATCACTAAAAAGGTAAGTTGCACATCCTTGGCATGTGGTTGTGGATTACTCACAAATATTTGTTTGCCGGGCTGATTCCTTGCTTCATTCTGCACAAAATCTTTTCTATTAGCAGGGATCAAAAGATTTGTGAAGGAATCGTGTATCAATCTGGCATTATAGGTTAGCCAAATATCCTTACCATTGATATATGTTTCATTTTCGTAATTCATTCCAATGCTTTTGTATAGGTTTCTATATTCGAAAGTTTACCACTCATATCTTTTAAATATTTACCAGTGCCTTCCACTTCAAAGAAGCTGTTTCTTTGCACTTGGTATATATTATTGAGAATATTGGTTTGCTTTACCATTTCACTATTTATGTTAGCAGTATGTTTGAAGATGTTGGCAGTATCAAGTGATATTGCAGAAAGTAATCCTTCCATTTTCAGCCCGGACATTTGCATGGCAGTAACCCTTCCAAGTATTTTATCCCCGGTATCTTGATCCATAGAAACGGAATACCCTTTTGATCCGGTTTGTGAAGTGCTTTCATTGCCCCAAAGATCAAAGCCGTATTTTTCGGCTTCTTTCTGCCAATTTTCCATGAAACCTTGTGCAAGTTCCATATCCTTCCCTATGTTCTGGTAGAATTTTCCAACCAAATCCATGGATTCACGTGCAATATCAGCTTCACTTTTATTGCTGCCATATACTGCTTCTAAATCGTTTTGTAGCTTTTTGAATTTATCGGCAAAAAACAATTCATAGGCTATTTGCTTCCCAAGTTGTTCAATCACCTTTGCCCCGGCTTTGCCAAATTCTTCCCAAGCATTCACCCCTTTGTTGATGATGGCATTTTCGATGGCATTTATTATATCATCCCCCAGTGATCCAAATGTGTTTTGTAAATAGTTTCTTAATTCTTCTTGTGCTGCTTCGGCTGCATCTTGAAGATCAAGTAAGTTTTGAAGGTACTTTTTTGTTTCATCACTCATTTTACGAGTGTTGATGATGGTTTCCAACCTTTCTTTATTAAGATTGCCTTCTGCATCTATTACATCCGGGTAAACTTCAAGAATAGAAGAATAAGTATCTTTTCCTTTACCCCATCCAAATAGCCCTGTTTTTTTGTGTCCTGTAACTATTTGTGCATTTCCCAAGGCTGCAACACCCTTGTTATAATTATCAACTTCTTTTCTGTATTCTTTTAGTTCCTTTTTTGCAAAAAAACCAACCAATCCACCGGAAGATGCCTTTTTTTCAAGTTTGGCTTCATATGCTTCATCGGGCGTAAAATCACCCTGCATTTCTTTTTGCAGATCACTAATACTATTCCGGTAGTTTTGTATGGCATTGGCTGCACGTGTGATTTTCTTTTCACCAAATATGCTAACAGCTTCTTCCATAAGAAGATTTTGTTCACGAAGAAGAAGATTATAGGCACGTTGGGATGCAAGCCTTGCTTCTGCAATTTCTTTTAGGGCTTGTTGATGCCGGGCAGCTGCTTCCGATGCTTTACTGAATAACTTCATCCCTTCACCGATCACCGCCATAGCACCACCGATAATGCCCCCGGATGCAAATCCTTGTGCAATATTACCCACCGTTTCTAAAGCCATATCAAGCCCCTCATCCATGCCACCAAACATGGATTTAAGTTCAGATGTGATATTTGCAACTATTCCGGCTTTTTCAGAAATAGAACCAAGTAAACTAGTGGTTTTACCTTCTGCATCTTCTGCCGAATCTCCGGCTTTCTCAAAACCTTTTTTTATTGTGTCAAATATTGCCTTATCTGCCAAAGCTTTTAGGCTTTTAGCTGGTTTTTGGGTATCTAACTTTTTTAATGCTTCTTCATATAGTTTAACTTGGTTTTGGGCTTCTTCATTACCAAGTTCTGCCAATAGTTTTAGTGCATCAATTCTAAGCTGTAAATACTTTTTTGTTATTTCAAGCTTCCTTTCTTCCACGAATTCAACCATTCCGATTGATTCCATCCCGGAAGTACGTTCAAGTTGAAGTTGTTCTTCAAAGTCAAACTTTTTTATTTTATCATTAGTCTTGGCTTCAAATTTTGCTTGTGATCTATTTGCTTCGATTTGTGCAATTAATGCAACATTGTTTTTTGCTTTTAAAAGTTCTTGGTTGTAATAATTGTCTAATTCAGCAAGCTTTTTATCCAGATCGGATGCAAACATTAATTCTTGATCCCTCATCATAAGGGTTAAATCTTTATTGATGTCTGCCAATCCTTTACGTTGTGCATCTTGGGCTGCACCTAGTAGTTGGTTTACTTGGGTTTCAATATCTTCCGGGCGTAACCCTTCCGGCAGGATAGAAACACCACTTGCATCTTTGAAATTATTGGCTTGTGCCTGTTTGAAATATTCCCCAAATCCTTTATCTGTACCTTTTACACTTACATATTTGGTTTTAAGGTGTTCAGATTGTTGTTTCAGAAGATCGGCTTGATGTTCTTCAATAGCAAGTTTTTCTTTTTCAAGATTCAATAAAGTTTGCTTGGTTCGCTTTTCAAAACTATCATCCATTGTATCAATGGTTTTTTGCTGCAAATCAATATCAAACTTCTGTTTTTCAATTTGTCGCTTCCTATCTTCTTCATCCAACTTTCTAAGGGCTTCAAGTCGTTTTTCGGCTGCACGAAGGGCTTTATCATCGGGATCACCACCTGTAGGTGTAGTGGGGGTTGTAACAGTTGGGTTATTCACCCCACCATCAATAATGGCTTGTTCTAGTTCTTTATTGGCATCTTTTATTACTGAATTAATTTGATCTATTTCTTCTTGTACCTTTTTACTAGTATCCATTCCTATTGATCCGGCAATATCATTACCAAAAAGGGAACGAAAAGCAGCTTTGCCTTTTACATTGGAACTTCTATCTTCTTTTTCTAGTTTAGATTTTTTGCTTTCAAGATTATCCCTTTTTGCTTCCATATCTACCAATTTAGTGGTTAGATATTCGGCTTTTGCTTGGGCTTTTAATAAACCAATCCTTTCAGCTATCTTTTTATTAATATCACCATTAACCGTTAAGGTTTTAGTATCAATAGTATAATTAGTGTTAAGGATTCTATTTAATGCATCTAAGGCTGTTTGCCGATCCTTTACCGATTTGTTGATGTCGTTGGCAATATCCCTTAACTTTTCAAGTTGAATAGCTTCATTGCTAGGTTTAACATTTTCTAATTCTTTCCTATAATCAGAAAAAATGTTTTTTACCCTCTTTGCTTCATCATATAAGTTTTTGAAATGTCCTATTATGGCAGTGATCCCAGCAAGAATAGCCCCAAAAACAAACATGGAAAACATGGATTTTATGGCTGTTCCTATCTTTTTTGCCGTGCCTGTAATCATAGCACCTATAGTTCCAAAACGCCCAGCACTTCTTATATGGTTGGCATTTTCATGTGCTGTCACACGATCTGATATTGCTGTTCTGGCTGCTGCTGCTCTTCCCTGTACCTGTAATTTTGCTTCTTCTATTCTTCTTGCTAAAGCAATTTGTTTTTGAGCGTTGGCTTGGGCATGTTGCAATTCCAAATCAGATAAACGTTTCTTTGCATCTGTATATGACTGTACAGAATTACGCATCTTACGACTTGTAATTTCTTCATTGGCTATTATTTGCTTGCTATTATTTGCATACTTCATGTATGTCTTTTGTAAAGAATTACCAATGAAGAATGCTATCCCTGCAATAATACCCACAACTATATTTTGGATGTTTTTACTTGCAGATTCTAAAAGTGATGTTAAACCATCAATAAGTGCCTTATATTTATTAGTGAACCCGGAAGCATCTACGATATTACCAAACATATTGCTTAATCGGCTTAGTGATGTTTCTAGGTTATCAGTATCTACATTGGGAATAATTTCATTTAGAGCATCAGCAAACTTGGGAAGAACATCGGCACTCATTACTTTACCAGAACCAATAAGTTTTTCCATCTGTCCTATAGATACACCAAGGGCTTTTGCCATGGCTTGTATTGCTACCGGAAGTTTTTCACCCATTTGTTTACGAAGTTCTTCCATGCTGATCTTCCCCTTACTCATCATTTGAGAAAGTGCCAACATAACCCCATCACTTTCACTGGCAGATAACCCAAATGCCGTAATCGCACGTGAAACCGATTCAAAAACTTTCTTTTGTTGTTCCATCGGCATATTGGCTTGGGTAGCCGATGCCGTAAACCTTGCAAAGTTGCCTGTTAAGGCATTTATTTCTAAGCCGTACTTCTTTGCAAGATCATTGACAAAACGAAGATTATCCGCAAACCCTTTTGTTCCCCCAGATACATTTTTAAGGGCAGTAAGTACCCGGCTTGTTTCCCTTGCAACATCCCTAAATCTTGATATTAACCCGGATATACCCAATCCACCAGCACCCAATGCAGCTGCAAATGTTAGCACTTGCATTTGCATGGATCGCAAAGAATCTTTAACTGTATTAGTTCCTTTCTTGAAATTGTCGGTTAAGAGATTAACCGCTATACTGAATGATAATTTTTTTGACATGGTTAATCCCTTTTCATTAATTTCACAATTTGTTCAGCTTCATCCCATTGTGTTTGGGTAATAGATTCTTCCTTTTTGCCTTCCCATGGGAATTCATATAAATCTTTTGGATTTTTTATTTTATCTGATAAATGAGGGCGTAACATCCAGAAAAGCCCCAATCTTTGAGATTCAAGCTTATCTTTTATTTTTTGATCGTATGCTTCTAGGAAAATTGGAAGATCACAGAGTTCCATTTTATACAGAGCAAAATATACATCCAAGCCATTCATCACTAACTTGGCAACTAGATCCTTTATATATGTAGGTTCGGAAGATTCTGAATCCTTACCTTCTTTCTTTTTTGGAAGGGCTTGGAATTGGGAAATAAGGGATGTGTGTGTTTCAAATTCATGGATCATCTTTTTTGCAGAAGCTGGTGTTAATCCATTTCTAAACTCATCCAATGAAACATGAATTTGATCTGATAAAGTGCATGAATAAAATAAGGATATTATATCACCCTCATCGTTATAATTCAGAAGTGAAAACGGTTTTTTGTTAAGTTGCTCCCATCTGATAATTGCCTTCATAGTCAATTTTATAGGTGTGCAACTTTGCTTTTTGAATATATTCCTTAATTTATTTTTTAGCCAACTCATATAACAAGCCTTTTATTAATTGCTGTTATTTGAGTTTTTTGGGGGTAAAAAAAGAACCTACTCCAGAATGGAATAGGTTCTTCAAATTAAATAGGGGAAAAATATTATGTAGTTGGTGGTGTTACTTCACCCTTTTCTAACGCACCGCTACCTTTCAATGATGTACTGCATTTTGCTATATCACCATTTGTGGAATTGATACCAAACGAGGTGATGAATGCCTTACCTTTGTAGTAAGGGTTTGAAAGGTCTGGTTCAAATTTTCCACCTGTAAGGGTTTGTTCAGTTACAAGTGATTGACCATATAGAATATCTACTGTTTCCCCGGCAATCTGAATATCAAGCAAATCTTCTGCACTTAGCTGTCCTTTTGCGTAAGTAAGTAAAGATTCACTAGAAATGGTGTAGTTCTTGATTCCCGGAAGGGTTGCTTCCCAACCACCGGAAACCATTTTATTTGAAATATCAATTTCTGCCGTTCCTACATCCAAATTGGCACTAATTCCGTATGCCATTGGTTTCCCTTTTATAAACAAGAATATTTGTCCTCTGAAAATATCCTGATTAGAATCATGTTTTACTGGTGCATCTGCCATAATTTTCTTTTTTTTAAATTATTCAACTTCAAATAACAATACTTGTATGTATTTTTCACTTTCAAATTCTTCTGCAAATTCTTCTGTGGAATCTACAAGTTTAATTTTCATAGAAGGATTACTAAATTCACCTTCTAATGAATTATAAATAAGGTCTGCCAAATCTTGTGATCTGTCGTAATTGTCAGATATAACATTGATATACACAGCCGGAACTTGTTTATATATACCCATCTTGGTGGATTCTTTTGAAAACCCATCCCTTCTGTATATAATAAAATCACCTTCTGTATCTTTCGGTGCAACTATAGGAAATATATTTTCACCAACCATTTCTACAATCTTAGGATTGCTTAATAGTATTGCCCTTATGGGTGTGGTAATCTTAAACTTACTAATTGTACTCATCTTCTGCTATTTATCCGATTTGCAGCCTTTTCAATGCCAATATATAAGCTATCCATGGCTTTTGGATAGTCTTGGGCTTCTGTATCACTCCAAAAGCGATTTGCAGCAACACTGCCAACATATTTTTTGGTTCTCGTTTTCCAATACCTTTTGCTAGTGCCTTTATCAACTAAATGTGCATGCGATCCACCATCTTTGCCTTGCTTGAATCCAATAAGCACACCCGGCTTGCTTCTTTTTACCCGAACTTGGAAACTTTTAAGTAAATTACTAGTAACACCCCTGCTTCCACTTTTCATGCTACGCCTTAAACGGCTTTTACCACCAGACAAAAACACTTTTCCGGCAGATTGCAATCCACCTTTCACCGCCTTATCTTTTTCAAAATCTTTAAGATTTCTTACCAGATAATCAACTTCTTCCCGGTTTATATGTCTGATTTCTATAAAATTATTCATTGACCTTAGAACATGTTATTAAATAAGAATTATCACCTTGTTTATCAATTAGAATAATCTTATAAAAATGGTTTCCATACTTAATACGCATATCTTCATTTAAGAAAGAATACTTTCGGGTTTGAAAAACTAATGTATTGCCAATAAATTCTTCATTGGCATTAACACCATCCCCAACCGATGCAGAAAGTTTTTTGCGATTCGCTTTTATTTTATGCGTTTCAACATATTCCTTAGTTACTGCACCGGAATCCGAAGTCTTTTTTTGTGACTTATAGATGTGAATGGTTTCTGTCAATAATGCTGCCCTCATGTGTACTTTCTAAATGGTTGAAGTAAAAAGTTCAAAGTATACGGTACTGGTTGTGCATTGGTGTATGCCACCGCTTCACGATTAGCATATAATGTTCCTGCAAAGATCAATATGGCAGCCACCAAAGCAGAATCAAGAACACCTTCTTCATCCACAAATTCTGTAAATGGTTGATTGATTTCTTTTTCTATTCTGCTTTCACTAGCATCTAGTAACAACTTTAGTTGCCTTTCATCACCATCTTCCAGATAATCAATTTCAAGGTGTTTTTGTAAATCTTCTACTTTGGTATATTTAGCCATATCTTTCTATTTATGTAGTTGGGGTACTATCCGAGAGAATTCCAAATGCTTCCGTTCTTAATGGTAGCATATCAAATTCGGTATTCAGTGTGAACACAATACGATCTTGATCTGCCTGTGTATATGGATCAACTGTCAATCTCATGCTTCCGAATTGCCCTACAAGCATATAAGAGAATATTCCAAAACCAAGTGCACCTTCTTCAAAATCTTCCGTGATAAATACAGGGAAGCCATTGATTTTTCCATTTTCAATAACCATCAATCCCGATCCAGCATCTCTAGGTGTTGATTCCAATTCTGCGTATTTTGTGGCTGTACAGACATAAGCAGGTGTGCCATCAAAAACAATTCCTGTTTTCATTACAGCCCCTTTCAATGCAATGGCATCCTTCCATGCCTTTCCTGTATAATTGAGTTTTGTTGTTGGGTTAACAAAACATCCACCATCTGTACCGGGTAATGCAGTAGATGAAAACATCCATTGATTTAACACCCTAGTTAATGACATCGCTATTTGTTCAGTTACAATACTGAAAAGCTTTCCTGCACTTCTGTTTTGTGCTTGATATGTAACTGGCACTCTGATTGATACCCTTTTTGGTTTTGGAGTTATCTTATTGATGTCAATCTTAGAATCACCGACCTTAACATCTTCACCAACAACTTTGGCTACAACCCCGGCAACTATTGGAAATTGCCAAGCACCATCCATGCCATACTGCATTTTCACACCTACTTTGCTAAGAATAAGCCCTTTTTCCAATGGTTTGATAATATCCCCAATAGTCAATGGAGTAATAGCACTAACGGTTGATGAATCTTGTACATCCCTTAGAATTATAATATTTTCACCTTCGACAACACTTCTGTATTCTTCTGGGATGTTTCTAGCTTTCATTCCATCAATTAGTTCATCAAAAGCTACCTCACGTGTTTTTCCCGGCTCGATATGTTGAGTGGTTTCTCTTGCAAGTTCAAGCTTTAACAATTCCCTTTCTTGAACTATGTTGTCACGTTCAGTAATTTCTTCTGGTGTTAATCCTCTTTTTTCGGCTTCAAGTTTATCAGCCAGCTCTGTAATTGTCGTATTTATTTCTTGAATACGATCACGCTTTTGTTTTTTTGTTAAATTTTTAAATGGCATAGCAATTAATTTTTATTTGATTAAACTTCTGGTTTCTTGAACATCTTTTTTCCAATCTTCATTGTTATTATCTTCTTTTTCAAAGAATTCATCAAGGCTTCTAACATTTACATCCGTTCCAAAATATGCCGGATCAGATACAGGGGATACATCATACATTCGATAAAGTCGGTTTACCTCACGAAGCAATACCCCATCATCTTTTCTTCTATAACTTACATTCTCTTTTTCATTGGCAGTGTATGCGAATGATGAACCAAAAATGTCTTTTCTTCGTATCATTTCTATTGCATTATCACCTTCTACTGTATTAGGTGCATCAAAACGGTATTTCACACCATAATCATCAACCGATAGCTGCAATGTTCCCAAGCCGTTAAAACTTCGTGCCAATAATCTTGATTTATCGTGTTCCATAAGGGCTTTTATATCCCATTTCTTAAAATCATCTTCTGTTACTGCACCACGCTTGATAACCTCAACAAAGAATCTCTTTTTTTGAGTATCAAACATCACCCTGCTTTCCTTTTCAAAAACAACCGCATAGCCTTCAATGGTTCTTGTGTCCTTTCCTTCTGCATCTTTTACCACTGTAGGCATTGCCCTTTCTTCACTAAAACTTCTTATTTCCATACAAGCCTTTTTATTAATTAGTATTATCTTTTGTTTTTGGGGGTAAATTTTTATTACTGGCATTGAATTTTTCTGAATTCAGAGGTGCAACATTCATTGACATCATAGGATCATCACCACCTTTCACTGGTTGTTGACCTTTTTTTGCACGCCAATGATTAACAGTATATACACCACAATGAATTGTTTCTTTCATATATAATGCTGATTTTTCTAAACTCATTGTAAGTAATGATTCTACATCATATTCCATTTTCATTTTATGTGCTAACTTTCTGGCAATAAGTTTTGCTGAACATTCCGTTTCTATTTTTCTAAGTTTTGGGTGAAGTGTATCTGATAAGAAAGTTTCATCACTTAGTGCTGATGCTTTATAGTTTTGACTTTGCCCGGCAAAAACTTTATCCGGATGTACTCCAAAAAATCGGCATACATCCAATACCCCGAATTTTCGTGTTTCAAGTAGTTGCAAATCTGTAGGTGAAATGGATAATTGATTAAATTTCGCAGCACCGGGAAGTGAAAAAATGTTCTTACCACTATTTATTTCACTTTCAACCCTAGTATTAATGTCTTTTAGTTGACCATCCTGCAATTCTCCAAATCCCTTAGTACCAGCTTCACCATTTCCAGATATAAAGCCTTTCAGAGTATTACCCGGCTTAAATGAATCTAGTGTTCTTTCATCGGCATTGGCAGAAATACCCATTACTTTAGCTGCATAAGTAATAGTGCTTACACCAGTATAACCACCATCAAGTGATAGATTTTTAAGGTGTATTATATCATCTGATTCAAATGTTCCTTCTATACCATTTATAAAGTCACTTACATAATACAGATTTGTATATTTGTCATATGTTGTTGTATCAGGGCTTAATAAAATCAACTCATCCAATTCCCCGGCAACATATCTTAGTAGAATATATGCATTACCCCTCAATACCATTTGGATAACTGCATTTTCAAACATATTATGTGAAGTTTGCCGGGCATTTGCCCTTATTGTTAGAAGATAATTTATATTATGATCCTCTGCTACTTGAAAAACACCGTTCTTCTTTATTTTCAACTGTAATGGTAATGAAGCAATACTTCCCGAAAGAATTTCTACACACCTAAAAACTGCTGCTATTTTCATGGCAGTTTCCGGGCTGGTTACAATGGATTGGTTTCCACCTATCCATTGTGTTATTGCATTATCATCTGCCCCTTTATTTTCTATTTCTGGGGATTCTTCTTTATTTCTTTTCCAAAATTTCCATTTACTCATCGTTCATAATTATTAAAAAGGTGAAAATTCATTGTATTTGTTATTGTGCAATCTATTTTTTCATTTGTGGTTTTCTTGATTGGTTTTCGATTACCAAGCCTATCTTCATCTATCATTGCATTGCCAAAGCAATACCATATAATGGGGTTGTAATTAAATGTTATACTGCTTGTTTTTATAGCATATTCTATGCTTTCTACTGGTGATGTAAATGATCCGTAAGTTTGACTTACTGGTTCAATATTATCTTTTCCACCAAGGGCTATGACTGTGTTTACAAATTCGGCTGCCTTATATGGATCATATCCTATTTTCAAAATTTGAAGGTTAGCCCCTCTTTTCATAATATCATTGGCAATTAGCTTGTAATCAATCACATTTCCTTTTATCACTTTTAGATGCTTATCTTTCACCCATTTTTGGTACAATTCTTTATTTGGATGATCGGCAATCGTATCTTCTGGCAAATAGAATTCATTGTGAGAAAAAAAGGATCGGTTATCTTCATTGTAGATGGTATATGTTACTGTACTAAAATCATCAAATACAGATAAGTCCACCGATACCATACATGGGTACTTCTTCCCAATAGAATCAATAGTTATATTTCTGGCTAAAGCCGATATCTCATCTTGGCTAAACCATTGCTTGGCTGTATTTTGTACGAATATGTTTAATAATTTGGTTCTGAATGTTAGCATATCAGCACTTGTAAGTTGTGCTTTCTTCCATTCTTCTTCGTAATAATCACTTTGAACTGTAATCCCAAAATGTGGTTGAACTTTTTTCCATGTTTCAATATCATCTTCTGCATCATCCACATCCGGTTCAAATATGTGTGCAAAAACTGAATCATTATCTACTAGTTCACCCCTTAGAATAGATTTATAGGAATTAAGCAATTCAACGCATGGTGAATTAAGTTTTTCGGATGCCGTTGTAATTACTATAGTCAATGGATTTTCACGTGTACCCATGGAAGATGTAAGTACATTCTTTAATTCTGCACTATCTGCTTGGGAATACTCATCCACCAAAACTAAACTAGCCATCAACCCATCCAATGTATCAGCAGCCGATGCCAAACATTCAGCAAAAGAAGGTCTGCCCCTTCTTAAATTGTGAACTACTTCCCTATTTATTTTGAAGTGTCTTAATTTCCTATCATGGGCTTTTAGAATTTCTTTAATAACCTTGAAACAAATTTGGGCTTGTTTATAACTATTTGCTGCAACGTATGCCTGTGCATTTTTATCACCAAACAATAGATCATAGATTGCAATAGCTGCAACAAAAGTGGTTTTTGAAAATTTTCTTGGAACGAACAACAAAACATCCCTTGTTACTCGTTTACCATTTTCTTTGTAAAAGGCAAAAATATTTGCAATCTGAAAAATTTGTACTGGGGTTAGTTTGTATCTAGTCAATCCCTTTGCCCCTTGAAACTTCAATTTTTCATAGAACACTACAAACTTCTTTACCTCAACTGATCTAAATTCATATTTATCTAAAAAATGAAAGAACCTTTTTACAGAAAGTTGTTCATACAGATTGTGTGCTTCCGGGTTATTTATTACTTCAAGAACATAGGTATTCAAGCGCTTATCCGTATTTTTTAAATTATAGGATAAAACATCAATATCCCTTAATTCTTGGGATATCTTTATTTTCAAATCTCTTAGTTCTTGCTTGTTAGTATTCATTCTACATTATTCACCTCATCATATAAATCATTTATTTCATCATCTTCACCACCGCCCTCAACCGTTGCTAGTGTTAATCTTAATTCCCTTAATAATTTTCTTATCAATTCTATTTGCTCTATTTGCATTTTATAAAGGGGATTAGGAACTGTCTTATCATTATTTTCCCTTGATTTTTCTATCAATGTTGGGTGTGGATTAGCTTCCCTTTCGGCTGCTATTTCATAAAGTGCTTGCAATGACATGGCAGTAGTTTCGATAAGGGTATCCATACCTTCATTGTAACTACCTTGATTTTCTAAAGCATTTTTTAATCGTTTTTTTATTGTATTTATGCTTGTAATTTTCTTTGCTTTTTTTTCTTCCATTCACGTTGCACTTTATTCTATGGTGTTTTTTGTAAACTTTGGGGGTAAAAAGACCTACCCCCCAGAGATATATTTTTTTCGTGAATGAAGAAGGTAGGACGGGTGGGTTTCAGAGGGTGATGGGGGGCTTCAAAAAATCGCCTGCCCCTTCGCTTTTTGACATTTTGAAATAGAAAAATTAACATTTAAAGTTTGGTTTTTTCATACCTCGATGGATAGGCAAAAGAAGGAAATCATATCAGATTCCCTTCTCATACATGGTTGTAGTGGTGTTCTAACCACCTTTATAGATACTTATCAATAAACCTTTGGGTTCGTTTCTCATTTGCCTTTTTTACATTCTCTTTTGAATGGGAAAACATTTCTTGATGTATCCGGGCGTGGCATTCATGGGATACACTCATAAGGTTGTGCCAGTCAAACATCAACACTTCCATTTGTTCTATGGTAGTAACTGATTCCACCGGAACAATGTGATGTACTTCTGTAGCTGGTGTGATCCTACCATGTTCTTTGCATTCTTCACACTCACATAGTGGTTGGGCTTGTAACTTCTTTAATCTAAGAGTACGCCAACGTTGGGTGTTAATTAACTTGATATAGTTTGCATCTTTTGCCATAGTCTTAACAATATATTCCACTATAATCTGGATGATTACTTTCTAATACAGCCTTCATGGCTTCTTCTACTGAATCAAATAAACCAAGGCTTATAGCATCGGAATCTGTTTCTTCATCATATATTGTTGGATGTCCGGCTTCTAACTTTCCTTTATTATCACCAAACATTACTTCTGTTACCCATCCATATACGTGAATGCCAGACTTATCATGTAGCCAGCTTTTACCCATTATATAGTATCTTTTTTCAAGAAAATAATTATTTGGATAGTTTGCATTTTGTTCCCAATATGCTTGTGATCTGGCAACCTCTATTCTTTTTACTTCTGAACTCATATCAATATCTTTTGGGGTTATCATGTATTCTTTCTTCACCATAGCACCAATATCTAAATGGTGTGAAGTGAATAATAGCACCTTCAAAGTAGAAATCTTTAGCATCTTTCTTTGGTATAAACCAACGCCTAAAATCTTCAATATCTAAACCATCATTTTGGGCTACTTCGTGAAATGGTTCTTTAACTTTCCTATCATTGATCTGCCAATATATTTGATCTTCGTTTGGCTTCCATAGGTTAATATACTGCACACCACACCCACTAACACTGGTTATCTTTGCAATCTCTATTTGCTTGGATCGGTATGGCATCCCTTCCCATTGTCGAATAGAAAGTATTGCTTTACGATCCCTCACTTCATCTAATCGTTTCTTCCACAATTCATAGTTGCCACGTATGGTATGTATTTTTTCACCACTAAGAAACTTTTCTTTGAAGTTGGTAGGTTGCCCGGCTTTTGGATGTCTTTTCAAGAAATTCTTGGAAAGGGTTATTACATAAGTTTTAATTTTCTTCATACCTTATTTTTATTAAATTTTCGATTTATGACACTTTTCTTTGTTCTAAGATCAAACTATTGCATTGTTCCTTTCGATGCTTAGAAGTGCTTTAAATTATCTTTTACGTTGTATATCATCCGGTGTTTGGTACTTCCTTTGATCTGGGTTCTGTTTTATATTCATTCCTTCATGGCTACCACTTGAATGTTTACGTTTTTCCCAATCGGCATTGTTGGTAAACATATCTTCTATTTCTTGTGGTATCGGTTCATCAATAGGATCATTGGCAGGATCGGCAACACGAAGAAAACAATGCACCAAATATTGAAGAAGTTGATAGGTACTTTTAAAACCATACTTTTCACATATTGATTTCAATCGGTTGGCATCCTGTACAGATATATAGGTATCTATCTTCTGCTTGGTATATTTCTTTTGGTTCACTGGCTTCTTCTTCATTGCTACTATTTTAAATGATCTATGTAATACATTGGGTTTTCGTGTCCTAGTCGGTAATCATGGAACACATACACACCTTGCATGATTCCCAACCTTCCACCATCGGCTTTAACCTTATCCGTAAATTCTGAATCAAAACGAATGCTATTATCTGAAAACCGATATTTATCCCATGTTTTCTTTTGGAACACCATCAAGAACCCGGCAACATTGATGGGTGTTTCTTGTACCTCATCATAATTGTAGATTTTGTGATTTTGGGCTACTTCTTTATGTAGCATTATATTGGTGGAATTGAATAAGTCCATAACGGTTGAAAAGATGCTTTTTTGATGTTCCGATGCTATCCGGTTAGTTAGGCATCCAAACACTTGGTAATCGTTGCCATGCTTCCGAATAATATCTTCTATTTGCTTCTTGGTATCCGGCAGAAGAAAAAGAACATCTGAATCCGTTATACAAATCCAATCTTCTGCATTTGGCACTATCTCACAATGTTGGTTGTGTGATCTACCAATATTTTTTTCTGAATCGAAGGGGGCAAAGTAGTATATCATATTTGGCTAAATTTTTCTTGAAACTCTTTTTCTAAATCGAATTGCACACCTTCCGATTGTCTAACTATCACACTCAATAAGAAACTTCTAAAAAAATCTTCATCTGCTTTTTTCTGAATTTCTAAAGCTTTTAGTGCATTATGCTTTGATATTACATCGTAACCATGTTCCATGGCAAAGCTTGGGTGGTTGCTGTTTGATTCTATAAATATTTTTGCATTCATACTCTTTATTATTTATGTTTAAACCAACTTACATTGTTTGCCTTATCATCTTTGAAAACTGTATTTACTTGTGTACCATGTACCAGCCGATCAGCAAAATGGGTACGTGCTATGTAGTTGAATAATCCCATATCACTGAAACCACAATCCGGTTTGCTTGGATTGAAATGGGTATCACCTACTGATTGGAAGTAGAACGCTAGGAACTTATTAAGAAATAATATTATAGTATCCACATCACCACCCAGAAGCCCGGCATTTAGTAATACTTTGTTTTCGTTTTGTTTTATGAAGCCTTGGATCAGATTGTGGGGATGGTGATTTTTAAGCCAATCACATCCGGTTCTTTCAGCTTCATCACCAGTGTATAGAATGCCATCTTTCATGGCAGGGAATGGATTGTTCAGCATTTGCACATCCGTACCATCAACAATGAATATTTTATCAATGCTATGCTTGTTTTGTAGAATATATTGGTAGTAGCTTACCCAGCGTTGGAAATAAACATTGTTTAGGGATGTTTCTACATTGATAAATTGTACATTCCCTTTGGCGTAATCTTCAAAGCAATCAGTAAGCACAACCACCATTTGCCCTTTCATGCTATCAATTAGGGGTAGCAATAATTCTTTATCTGCTTTCAATGGTGCTTCATTCTCTCTTTGGGTATCTTTTACCTTGGTGAAGAAGCAGGTGAGAATAATATTTTGCTTTTCTCTGAATTCTACATATTCAGTTGTTTCTTTTCGGCTGTCGTAAATCTTGCTATTGGTGGTAATGCATTCCGTTCTGGCTGCACCTTGCACTGTACTATCAGCATTTCCGGAATGTTCATCCCTAGAATAGAATAGTTTGCCACTATCTGGCACATCCATATATCGGAACGAAGTAAGCCCGGCATTGTAGATTCTATTGGATAGATCGGGGTGTTCATATCCCCATCTGCCAAATAGGGGCGACATTCCACCACACACATCCAAACAAATACGCTTGTAGTAGCACATACATCCACGTGCATGGGAATATGCCCTTATGTTGTTATCTGAATATAGAAGAAGCGTATCATTCAAGGCTGGCTTATTTGCTCCTTTAAATTCTTCAAAGATGTAGTTTAGATGAGGTTCTTGGCTTTTAATATATGGCTTGTACCAATCTTCCACCACCGGGTAACAATCATCATCAAATAGAAATATATGTTCACATCCGGCATTGTATAGTAATTCAAAGCATTTATTCTTTGCCCTTGCAATACCCACATTGTTGGCAAATCTATATGTGGCTTCTGGCACTGGCTTATCACTAGCATCATCCACCACAACTATCTTTGCATTGGTAGGGGCAAAACGCTTTATTTCTTCATAAGTCTTTTTGAAGATGTCGTATCTATTGTGGGTGGTGATTCCAATACCTATGGATGGTGCAACCTCATCACAAACAATGTTTTCTAATTCTATTCTTGTTTCTTCAATAAGATTGGTAACATTTTTCTTAAAATCTTCCAACCTTTGATGTAATGGTTTATTTAAAATATCTACACTCATAATTCTACACTTTATTTTGTTTTATTCTTATTCCATGCACCTGTAGCATTAGTTTCCGTTTTATGATGTAATCCGGCGTTTCTACACCCTTCACATCTTCCACCACTTCAATATTGCCATCCATGTGATCTATGTACACAAAATCAGCTATGTATGATGTGGATCGTTCTATGCATCCAATCTTTTCCACCAGCTTCCCTTTTGCAAACTTTGATACCTTCCCATATTGTGCCGGGATTAGTTCATATTTTACTTGGCATCTTAGATTGGATATTTTACCCTGTTTTTCCAACAATTCAAGTTCAGCCCTTCGGATGCGTTCAGCCTTAGAATCACCATCACTATTGCTTTGGTTCTTATATTTGGATTGCTTTTCTTGCTTCCCAAATCGTTCTTGATATTCTTGGGCTGTGATTCTCATTTTACTTTAGTTCCACATTTAGGGCATCTATAAACTTCACACCTCACACAGAATTCATGTCCACACTTGGTACATATCACATACACACAATGATTAGCCATTTTCTTGCTTCTTTTGTTGGTTCAATACTTTCATTGCTTTTAACTCTAATTCAAATTGATGTGCTGAACACAAAGGGTTAGCTCCGTTGGTTCTATTCCAGCAATCCTTCTTCTTACACTTTCTTCTTTTCATAGGTATGACCTTCCAACTTTTTTAATTAAGAATTCAAATCTTTCTATAAAAGCATTATATGCTTCATCTGGGGTTAGGTACTTTATATATTTACCAGTTAAATAATCTTTTAAAACCTCATCTTTGTGTTCACTCCCATAGAATTCCATAGCTTCAATATCTTGTATCCTGTTATCTGTAGGTTTAATATCTATATCATACGATTTGGGTACTATACCATATTTTGAATAGATGGTGGATTGAATTTTCTTTTCAATCATTACAAAGTTTGGCAGTAGGTTCTTAATCGGTTTAATCATATCACCGATAACTTTAGAAGGGAGAATGCTAGTTTTGATTTTAGATTATTCATATTCTTATTTTTATAATTCCTTTTTTATCGCTTTTTGACTTCCCTTTGAAAAGTTCGTTGCCGAACTTCCCATTCGGGGAAGTATAAGACAAGTAACCACTATACATGTTGGCACTATATAGTTGCCATGATGAATGCTATTTTGTACCCATTTATACCCATTTGTATTGGCTCGTTTTGCTAACATGTTGATATATTGCTTATTATTGTTTTTATATTATTTGCCTATTTCGTCATTCCTAAGAATCACATGGTTCACGTTCAATAATTCCCTAAATTCTTTTTCTTCTTCACTCTGTATGAAGGTGATATGCTTCTTGAAATCATCCCATTCCCTAGTAATGAATTCCCGGATGTTCCTGTACTCTCTATCAGTAAGTGATCCGTTTGTATGCCGGGCTTTTGATTCCCTTAGTACCTCATCCCTTCCTTTGTCCATTATTTCAAGGCAAAGGGCTTGTTTTGCCCTGCCAGTACCTTTGGGGGTGATGATGTCCTGCTCAAATTGGATGGTACGCCAATCCCTAAAAAACGCTTCTACCATCTTGTGAAGATTATCCGGTGTGAAGAAGTCCATCACCGAACCCTTACTTAACCGCCTATGCACTGTTTCTATCCTAAGAATATTCCCTTCTGGGATCACCTTTCTTTTCTTATCTATGGATTCAAAAACCTTATCATATACTTTGAAATATTTCCGGGTATGGCTAGAAAATACGGTTGTTTTCACACGTTCATCTTTATACTTGGGATTCACATATATCAAGCGTTCACCACCCACCGATCCTATACTTTTGATCTTATCTAAGAATGTCCGGCAATCTTTAGAAAGGTTGAGGTTCAACCCAATTTCATAGTTGTACACACGTGCATCTTCTATATCTATCCCTTTGTCATATAGCAACCTATCTATGGTTGTTTTGGAATCCGACATGGTGAACATGTTGTAATTGTTCCTATCGTTCCCGGCTATCTCATTAAAGTATTTGTGAAGGCTACCTTCTGCTTTCAGTCGCTTATTTGTTTCTATCTTCACATATATCCCCTTTTGCTGCTTTAGGTTCTTGGTATCTATATTGTCATAGAATACAGCACCATCCCTACTGTTTGTTTGCAAACCATTACGCCAAACGATATAATCAATTTTATCATCTGGCAATGGTGGGGTTACTATGGTGATTAAGTCGAACATCTATATTTTTCCTTCTGCAATTAGTTTTTCTATATCCGAGCGTAACACATAGGCTTTGCCCTCTAATTTATGTTGTGTGAATACTTTACCATTCTTGATGTAACGTTGATATGTAGTTTTGCCAATTCCCAACATCTTTTGCACCTCATCTGGGGTTAATCTTTCTTTTTGTTTTTCAGCTACCAATTTCTTTAGCATGGCATTATTTTCCATTACAATACTTAGCAGCTTGTTATATTGATTGTTATCCATTGAATTATTGTCTTAGTCCTTGAAATAGGTGGCAAATTGTATCTACATTCCAGCCATCACCAAGTACATTTGATGCTTCCACATAAGACAAAACACTTGTATATCCTTCTGGTACAGTTTGCAATCTTTCTTGTTCTGTTTGGGTAAGTAGTCGTACATGATCTTTTTCATACACGATGTTATCAAATCCTTTTACATTCCTAGATATAAGTTGTTTTTGCACTTTTTCAGATTTGTATTTCTCATCTTTAAGAATATGTGACCACCTGTGACCACCTCTAGCTGTAAGACAAAGAGATTTTGCCCTGTCTGTATATCCGGATTCCAAAATTGATTGGAATAATATATTTTTATCAGTTGGTGGAGATATGAGAGATTGAGAAAATAAATCTTGGCTTTGACCGGGTATATTAGTCCAATATATTCTATCTCTTAGTTGTGCAGATACAAGTGATGAATTTATTCTTACACCATCAACACCCAATGCATTTGTTATAATTGTTGCATCAGATATATCCATAGATGCTACATTTTCAAGCATAAAGAATTTAGGATTTACTTCATTAAGTATTCTATGATAATGCCAAAATAAAGAACTGTTATTTCCTTCTAATCCTTTTCTATCACTCATTAATATGGATAAATCTTGACATGGACTACCACCAATAATAAGATCAATATGCCCCACTTCATAGTTTCCATTTTCGGTATATAAAATGCCATCTTTATAGCTAACATTAGTTACATCACCTATATGTATTGTATTTGGAAAATTATGTTTTGTTACTTTTATTGCATGGGGCTTTATTTCGGCTGCAAAGTATTTTGATACTTTAATACCCAATTTTGCTAATGCTATTTGTCCGCAACTCATACCATCAAATAGTGATAATACATTCATTTCTTTTATTTTTATCATTCACACAATCCATGGAATAGGCTCATGCAAGCATATCCACCTTCCGGTTCAAACATATCTACTTGGTGATCGGCAACGTACTCCAACACTTCATGTACCATTGGATAACTACCGTTTTTACAATATCTTTTAGGAATGTAGCCCGGTGGAAAGAATGAACTTCCAATTTCATCTTCTGCCATAATCAAACGATTACGCATTTCCGGTTCATTTTTGCCAATAAGTTTGATTTCGGAAAGGGTACACATAATACAAGGGAAGCAACCCACACGTGAATAACCACGATAATACAATGGATTTGGCTTTTGCCCGGCATTCAGTATAATATCAATAACTTCTTGTGCTGTTTTGTCCTTTATCGGTCTACTAACAGATGCATCATATTTTTTGCAGTACCTAAATACTTCATTCTTTCGGTAGGTATAATATTTCGGATCTTCTTTTCCTTTTGCAAGTCGGGCTTTTACTTTCTCTATTTGTTTTTCAATCTTTGAACGCTGTTTGCTACTTTTAGCCTTGGATAGTTGTTTTTCAAATTTTGCCAATCTTGTAGAATTCGTTTCTATAGGTTCAAAGTAATGTTTGAAATACATACATTCCGCATCCATGGCTGCACGTGCAGCACTTTCACCGGATCGGATACCTTGAATGATTAAACAGCTATCATCTAGTGATAGTATATAATCAATCATTGGTTTAACCTTCAATTCTTCGGTGCAAAACCGGGCTTTTGTAGATGGAAACCGTTTTTTGTATTTAGCAAGGGAAACGAAAGTGTATTTTGATCGAAGGATAACCAGTTCAACACCCATCAATTCACATACATGTTGCACATGGTGATATGTTACCGGATGTTCCCAACCAGTATCACAAAAAACAGCTGTAATGTTTGATGCACCATATTTTTGTACGGCTTCAATCAAACATGCTTGGCTATCTTTGCCCCCAGACCAGCTTACTAATATTTTCATTGTTTCTTTGTTTTGATCCTATATATTTTACCTCATCCATTTTTTTTATAAAAAACTGGTTTGTACATTTTCTTCTACTGAAGATGGTGTTACTTGAAATAATGTTTTTTGTTTTTGATGGGATTTAAGTCTAGTAATGGCTTCATCAAAATATATTTTATCCTTTTCTATAATAGTTAGATCATATCTAAGGTTATGACATGCTATTGCATGCGACATTGATCCACCATGTGTATCTAATATTTTGTTGCCTTCTTCAGCATAGTTCATCAATAACCATTCATAAAGATCTACTGGCTTCTGTGTAGGATGGATTCTTTTCAAATCCCACTTTTCCTTTGCGTTAGCACCCACCCAAGACTTGAAAAATTTTCTAACTGTTTTCTTGAATGATGTCCAAGCTAGTTCAGCATCGGCAAAATCATTATTCCCTGTACCCTTATCCCATATAATCCAACAAGAACTATTATATGGCATATTACTTATGAAGTGATTAGCCCCCCATATTATTTGGTTTTTGGAAACTCTGACTAATTCTTTAAAATATGCTTCATCTGGGGCTTGGTTATCCCAATCATTAGCACCTCTATATACTTTATTCTTTCCATTGCCTAATGTCATTTTATTTACTCCAATACCATATGGTGGATCAACAATAGCCAGATCAAAAGATTTATCTGGCAATGATTTCATGTATTCCATGCAATCACCATGCACTGCTGTTATACAGCCAAGTTGTTCTATTTTCATTTTATATTCAGTATTCTATGTTTGTTGATTGTGCTTCCGACTACAGTAATACTTCCTTCTTCTATCAAAGAATCGAGTTCGTTTTTAAAGAGATCAGCAACATCTTTGCTTAGTTCCAATTCGTTTGGATCGGCAGGAATACGATTTGATTCCTGCTTTTCCTTTTGAAGTGCCTTGATCCGTTCTATTATTAGATTTCTCATTTGGCTTATTCTTCTTTATATGCTTCGGAAAACTCTTTAGGAATGAAGCAACCAATGGATATTGTTTTTGCTGCTTCTATCATGGTGTGGAATTCTTTTCTTTCAAATTCATCACCACGTTCTAGTGCTTCACGTTCTCTAATATCTTGCTGATCCTTGATATATCTATTAATAAGCATCATGCACCTATCCACATTGAAAGAATGCACAACAAACAACTGTGTAGTACTATAATCATCATCGTAATTTATCCGGCATTCAATCTGATAGAATTTTTTATCTTCTGAATCTTCATCTGCAATTTCATCCGGGTTTACGGTATCCCATTCATCAAATGGAATATCTGCTTTTGCTTTCTTTAGTGTGTCGGTTAGGATTATGCAGGAATCAAATTCCTTAATCATGCTTATATAGAAACCATTGCTATAATTAAGTTCAATGTAATCCTTTAGCAGAAGAAGGGCTGTTTCCACTTTAGTAGCATGGAATAGAAATTTTACTTTCTTATCAAATATCACTGCTTGGGCTGTGAATGGATGTAGATATGTACTTTCAAGCTGGTGTGCTATTCGTTTCTGGTTACTTACTTCTATTTCGGTAATATCCCCGGCACTCATATCAAATTTGATTCGTGCCAACACTTCTTGATCTATAAACACACCACGATCAAACAACACTTCATTCCGTTCAATGGTAACTACTTCCCCAGTGTCCTCATCCATAAAATCTTCCTTCCATGTTTTTAATACACGTTTCACAATGTACTTATTCAACATTTCCCTAGGGTTGCTAGTTACTTTGCGTTCTTCATTGAATTTATTTTGGATTGTCATTTTTCTTAGATTTTGAAGTGAATAATAGACTTATCACAAATGTTAAAAACATGATGATTGCCAACACCAAGTAAAAGCTTATGATAGCAACTAATGGCAACCATAAGGGTGAAGTAACCCACCACCAAGACCATGTGGCGACACTACCAACCCCTACTAATTTGAGAATCAAAAACACGATGAATATGATGGTGCATATTCCACCTGTACCTGTTTTTGTTTTAGAATTTTCCATATACTTTTTTTGTTTGAATTGTTAATGGCTAAAGAAGATTATTTGCAATCCACGCCTTAGTTTACACACTGTTTTATCTTTTCCGCTATTAAAAGCCCTTGCTATAAGTGAATTCACTATTTCATTATCTCCAACCTCATCTATCAAGCCGGAAACACCAACAAGCCGTTCTTGTAGTAACTTCCCTTTGTCGAACCTCATCACCTTAATTTTGAAGTTCAAATTGATTTCTGTTACACTATATGTTAGTCCTTGATAAATCATCCCTTATTTTTCTTGAATTTTTGATTTACGACACTTTCACCTTGTTTACTTTGCTATGTCTATCCAATAGTTTTGGATAGTGAAAAATGGCTTTATTTGCCTTATTTTGTCATGCTGATAATTAAGCTTATCACTACTATTATCACGAAGCCGATAAAACATATAGCCATTGACTTCATGCTATCTTTATATTGTCTATTTCTATTCATTATTCCATCCTTTATTTTTTGCCCTCAACTGCTTTTGTAGTTCTTTAAAATCAAGTGTAAGTGCATAACTTAATCTAAATTGATGGTGATCGTTTTCCCCAAGTTTCACTTCCGGTACAATCAAACCATCTTTGATATAATTCTTTACTGTCCTAGGGTTCACGCTGTGCATATTGGCAACCTCATTAGTACCTACAAGTACATTGTCAAACCGGCTTATAAAAGCTTTTAGTTTCAGATCAGCATATTCATTGTTGATTAGTTTTTGCAAATCATCATATGCTGCCATGATTAATGTATTTGATTGTCCTGTACCCATAGCTTACTTTTTTAAATACTTGTATAGCATTGATAATTATCTTCAAAAATCATTGGATTTTTATATTAGTGTAGGGTGATAGCAATTATTGGATGCTACTTCATATCTACGTGCCGAAACATTGTACCGGGGGCGCATATTGGTGATTCTTCCCCTCATTGGTGCAAATAGGCATGTAGGAGCATAAAGAATGAAGATCAAAAGCAAACACGATGAAATGATTTGTTTTCTTACCTCATCGAAGTTTTTACCGACAAGGCTACACCAAAAGTGTGCAGTTAATTCTTTGTCCTTTGATAAGCCAAGTTTCTCTTTAATGCTTTTCATATAGCTTTTTACAGTTTCGTAAGCTATACCCATTTGTTCGGCAATTTCTTTTGCTTGCAAACCAGCACCATTAAGATTGTATGCTGTATTTTCTTTAGGCGTTAATTCCGGTAACTGTATATTTTTTTCAGTTTGCATATTGCTCTTCCCTTTTTCTTAGTTCTTCTTTTCTCTCATTTAGTACATCTATATGTGCACCTAAAGTGTCTAGCTCTTTAATAGTCAATTCGTCTATTTTTTCTTTTTTGAACCCTGCATCATATGTGCCTTGTGTTACACCTGCACGTCTTATGGCTTCTGCCTTATCACCTCTTTTGGATTCCTTTTTAATCCGTTCTTTGTATATTTCCAGCAAATCTTTTTCTTTACTCATGGCTTTTATTTTGTTATATGAAATATCCAAATTTGTAATCCGATGCTTCCCCACTGTTAATATCCAGCACAAGCCGGGCTTCTAGTTTTTTCAAAGCATTTTCCATGTTTTGTGCCTCAATCATTTTTATCCTGTGTGGCTTCTTTTTGTTGATAAATACGTGTGTCATATTATTTATTTATTAGTTTTTCGAGTGTTCGATTCATTTTGTTCACCTCATCCATCACTTCTTTCTTGTGCTTTTCGACAAACCAACACGAAGCACCGAATAAGCACAAAGCCACCAATCCCAGAATTATATTATTTGTGGCAAATAAAGACAGGGATATAAGCCAGCTTGCTATTATTAGTTTTGCTTTCATATTGATTCATTTTTTATTAGATCAGCATCAAAGGCTTGTGAACCCTTTCTGTAGTTTCCTTTTCGGTTTTTATAACTTACAAAAACATGATAATTTCCACTTACAAATAATTCTACTGAACGAACCCGGCAATCATCAGCTTCATCATCAAATTGTGAATTATGGAAATCATTACATTTCTTATTATCCATTCTATAAGTGATACGCCCAGATTCATGTTTAATAACTTCCTTAACCGAACAAGTTATAATTTCACCATAGCAGCTTTTTAGCTTTAATCCGCTTGTTGCCATATTATTTTCAGTTTACTACCCCCTTTTTGGGGATTTTATTTCTTATATTTGTTAGCTTACTTTGTAAAGTCTTTATAGATTTTCTATATCGACATCACAAATATATAGAACTTCTAGGTCTAAAGATTAGATGTTCTAGTTAATTATAGTTAAATGTATAGTTTTTCTAGTATGTCACTAAAAGATAGATTATTCAAATTAGTTGAGAAAGAAGGCATGAATCCTAACCAGTTCTATATTGCAACTGGTTTAGGCAATGGTTTTTTGAATACTGTGGGTGAAGCATTAAGAAAACCAAGTATAGAAAAACTAGAAAAAACTTTTCCACATTGGAATATTGAATGGCTACTGACCGGAAAGGGTGAAATGACAAAAAGTATTGCAACCTCATCTTCACAAACTATAATAGGGGATAAAAATATAACCAACACCGGGCTTATAGGTGGTGGTATATCCACCATGGATGATGTTGAACTAATGGATAGAATTGTTCAATTAGAAAAGGAAGTTATTAAACTAAATGGTGAAGTTTCTAAAAGGGATGAAACTATTAAGGGTTTGAAGAATGAATTAGCCATTAGGATTGAAATGATAGCCTTCTTGCAAAAAAAATAAACATTATATGCCATTAGTGCATTTTCTTTTTATAACCAGCGTTAGCAAAAAGAAACTACACTATGACTAAAATCAGCATTGAAGGCAATAACAACATTACCAATACTGGTAGAATAGAGGGCAACTTAATAGTAGGTGATATATTTATTGGAATGCCACAAATTAAAAGCTTGAATTTATTAAAACAAATTACCATGAATACAGAAGAAAAGGAACAAACCCTTCTAAACATGACAGAAACGCAAAACAAGTTAGCCAATGCCATAGAGAAATTTGCACAAGCTGAACTAATAAGGGCAGAAGCCGATAGAAATAATTCAGAAGCTAATCTTAATTATTCTAAGATCATGTTAGAAGATCGGGCGTTGATAAAACAGTTGATGGATAAATTAAAATAATAAAACTATGATTTGGTTGATTATTGGAATTATCATTGTAGTAATTACAATCGCTATAGTCAAAGGTAATCAAAAGCCTAAAAAGCCCGGAAGGCTAAGTTTTTTTGATGCGGTAAATCTACTAACAGAAGAACATGGCAAAGAAAAAAAACAGGCAACATCCAATCAATACAAAGAATCAAACAATCTTTATATTGATGAAGATGATGAAAATATAACTAATGATGATTTGGAAGATATACTTTTCGACTTAGAAGAATATACAGAGAATGATGATTCAATAGAATTGCCAATACGTGGAATCAATTTCAGAGGGTTATCAGTTGATTGTTTAAAATATATCAACGGTTTCATTATGCCGGATTTAGGAAATGAATATGATACATATGCCATAGGCATATATGCTAGTGATGGAACACATTTAGGTTTTGTGGAAAAAGGGCAAAAAGCTCTTTATAATAAGATCGAAGAAAATCAAGGAAGCATTGATGTGGATATAGATATAGATACATTTATTGATGAAGATACTGGGGAAACACGTTTTTGTGGAAATATAACTATAGATAAATCACTTTTATTGTAAACCTCATCACTTGTTGCCCCTAACGTTGCCCTAAAAACAAAAACGCTTGAAAATCTATTGATAATCAAGCGTTTAAAAACATAAAAAGTACTCGGAGCGGGACTTGAACCCGCACAACCGTAATGGTCACAAGATTTTAAGTCTTGCGTGTCTACCATTCCACCATCCGAGCAGACCTT